TTTGGTGATGTAGCTTGCTGCCATTACAGTGAGTACCCCGTCGCATTCATGATGACTTGCACCAGACCCAGATTCCCTGACTTCTCGCCATATTTGCGTAACGTGATGGTGAATTCCTGACGGCGCGGAACACCGAGCGCGGCGAATTTGGATTGTCCCTCATCGATCTGGGTAATCACCCAGTAATCCAGAATCTTTCCGGTTCCAGAAATCAACAATCGCGGCTGGCCCTTGCTGGCCATTTCACGCAAGGCATCCAGCTGGCCGGTTCCGCCCTTGTATTCTGGGAAAATTACCCCGGTCAAGGTTTGCGTGTCCTGCCCCGGCCCCAGAAACTGCAGGTTATCCCAGCCACCAAACACCGGCTGTTCACCCCACTGGTACTGTGTGCTGCGGTTAAGCTCCTGATAGGCTGCAGTATAAATGGCAAACTTGAAATAACCCAAGCGCATCATGGTTAAGAATGAACCGAAAATCTGACCTTTCATTATTGACTGTACCCCCAATCCACCATTGAACTACGTTGTTGCACGCCTTGTGCCTGTTTTTGCTTGCGCATGACGGCATCGGCAATCTGATCCGGGCTTTGTCCAGGTGCAGCGTTAATCGTGAATGATGGTGCAAACGAATTGCTCTGACTTCCCATAAAGGATTGTGAACCACGTACCTGTGGTGGTTTTTGTGCTGGACGTGCGACTGGTGCAGACGGCGCGGTTGATGAACCGCCAAGACCAACAAAGTTTTTCGCCTTGTCGATACCTTGCCCAAGTTTGGTCATGGCCCCACTTGCCGCACTACTAATACCGGAAGCAATTGCACCAATATTGTTTGCGATCCACTTTAAGCCATCAATTAATGGCTGAATTTTTTGCACAGCCCAATCAAATGCAGCGCCAAAAGCATCACCGATCCGACCTGCAGTTTCGGAAATCTTTTGCCCCATATCGATAAAAAATTCTTTAATCTTATCCCAGTTGCGCCAGATCAATATCCCAACAGCAACCGCGACCGTAGCGAAAAGTCCCCACGGCGTCATCAGCAAGGCTTTGCCCACCATGCCAATCACCGGGATGATCTTCATGATTGCACCAACTGCCATACCTCCAACAGAGACCAGTTCAGATCCAAACATTCTGACCAGTGGAATGGCCTTTGAAATGACACCACCCGTCATGGCCAATCCGCCTTGCAATCTAGCAATCAGTCCCACGCCTGCAAGGATTGGAGATTTAATTGCAAGCAGAGCTAAACGTGCTACCAATAGCCCCACCTTAAATGTGGCAAGGCCGGCAACCGCCATGACAATCGTTCTTGTGAGTTGAGGATTGGCTTGTGACCAGTCCGCCACCTTGGACACAACAGCACCAACCTGCCCCATTAGTGAATTGACTACAGGTAACAGCACACTACCCACGTTCACTGCCAATTCAGAAAGCACATTCTTAAATGTATTCCATTGCGCTTCGGTGGTGGCCATACGCGCCAGCATTTCCTTGGACATGCTGCCTTTGGCGGCAGAACTATTAGCAAGCGCAACCTGTCTTTCCAGTTCGGCACGATTTTCCAATAACTTCGAGAAACTATCCCAGTGTTCAGCGCCAAACAAAGTGGCAACGGCATCGTTCTGTGATGTTTCCCCTTCCTTGGCAATTTTGGGCAATTCACGGATTTTTTCCATGACCTGGTAAATGGTGCCCATGGTATTAGTCTGCATCCCTTTTTCAAGTTCTGCTGTAGACATACCTAATTCATCGACCATTGCTTTAAACGGCTTGGACTGGGTATTTGCTGCACCCAATTTGGAGAATACGGCGTTCACTGCTGTTGCTGCAGTTTCTGATTTTTCACCCAATGAAAGTAAGGTTGAACCCAGTGCTGCAGTTTCTTTACCACTGATTTTCACCATCGATGCAGTACCACCAACACGCTGCATAAAGTCAATGATGTCGCCACCCTTGGCGATAGCATTGTCATCCAGGTAGTTGATCGAATCTGCCAGATCACCGATGGCCGGAATCGGGATCTTATACATATTGGCAATCTTACCCATGTTGTCTGCCAGTTCCTCTACCGGCAATTCAAAGGCGGTAGCCATCTCGGCTGTTTTACGGGTAAAACCGACAACCTCATCCCCGGCAATACCCATACGCAAGCCAGCCGACACCATGGCGGCAATTTCATTGGTGGCAATCGGCAGTTCACGACCTAACAGTTGCACCTGCTTCTGCATGTCAAAGTAGGTTTTTGTCAGGTTGCCATTTTCATCACGGGCACCTTCCAGCTGTTTAGCCACCCCCAGCATGGCGGTTTCAAACTTGGCGGCCATCACCACCGGTGCGGTCATACTGGCAGCAGTGGCCACAGCCGTTCCGATCTGGCTTTGTAGTTCCGCTAACTTCTTGCTGTTTTGCAGACGTGCAGATTCAACTTTGTTTAAACGTGACTGTGCCGATTCTAATTTTTTCAATTCAGTGACGGTGGCTGCATATTTTGTTCGCAGATTATCAACATCCTTGCCCATACCGCCGAATGTTTTAATTGCATCACCCAGCTGGCGCTGGTTGTTTTTGACTTTGGTAATTTCACTACCGATTTTCGACAGCTGGCTGGTGGTTGAACCGATGGCCGAGCGCAATGTGCCCGAGACTGTGCCACCGATTTCAATAATCGCATTTAAACGCTTGTTTGCCATTTCAATCACATGGGTTTAATTCATGGCTTAATTCTGCTGAGGACGGCGTGATTTATCATTATTCAGTTTTTCAAAACGAAAAAGCAGCCATTCCGGCTGCCCTTTATTCCTTCGGCAAATCCTCACACCACCACAGCAACTGCGAAATTCTTAACGCCTGAATTTCTGACAGTGGCCATGATGTATATGAAGCCAAGCCCAGTACAAAAGCACGGATGTCTTTTGCACTTATGATGTAAAAAGTTTGAAGGCTTCCTGCATACGGCTGTAGTTCTTCAACGTCATGCTTTTAATATGCTCTGGTGCTACGTCGCACAGGTTTGCCAGCAGGTTGATTTCCTGCTGCGCTGCGCCTTGTCCCTTGCTCTGCAATTCTGCTGCCAGCATATCCTGAACAGTCGGCTCACGCATGGTTAAAACCGAAACCTTAGCACCATCAATATTCACTGCTTTGCTGAGGGTAACCTGATAATCACCTTCGGCGGTTTCTGTAATGTATTCGGGTAGTTGCTGCGTCATTTTTTACATTCCCAATGCTGAACGGATATCTGAAAGCACGTCCACGCCATTAATGATGGTCACCATGTTGATCACGTCAACTTCATGAACCACATCGCCATTGATGGTCTTTTTGTAATAGGTCAAAGACAGATCATATTTGTCTTTTGGCACTTCGCCAGCCTTGGCACCACCCTGGGCAATCTTGATAATTTTCCCTGTCAGGTTGTGCACGATACTGCCCACTGTACCGTCAAAATCCTCCATGGCTTCACGCACGGTAAACTTCACCTGTGCACCTTCACGCACGCTGAATAACGACATCACATCTTTACTGGCTGAGCTCAAAGTAAAGTCAGCCACCAGCTTTTCCAAACCGGTGGTCAGGTCAATCGGTGCATCCATACCACCAGCACGGTATTCTTCGGTCTGCAGGCTGAGTTCAGGAAAATTGAATTCATCGGTTTGCCCGGCATAACCACGACCATCTACAAACAGGTTGAAATTCTTGCGAATATTCTTTGCTACGCTCATGCTTTATGCCCTCTTACGCAAAAATGTCTTTGATGTAGTCATCCACCAAATGCGAGCGGAAAATAATGTGCTCTGCTGGATAAACTGGCGTGAAGTCAAAGTCAAAATAAACTTTACCTGATTTAATGACCAGTGCTGAATTCAGCTGTGGATCTGCCCAACATTGACCACCCAAAATCGCCCCGATGTTTTTCAGGTAACGTAGGTATTCATTGACACCCTCGACCACATCATTCACATAGTTCTTGGTGATGCCACGATCCACCGCCCACAAATGCGCTGCTTTCAATGATTCGTCGATCATGTCTGCGGTACGCACCACACACAGGAATTGCCATTTAGGATCACTGGACAATGTCCGGTTACCCCATAAACGATACCCTTGTTGACGGATAATCGTGGTCACTTTCTTTTCATTCAGCAAATTGGCGCGACAGTTCGCGTCACCCATCTGGAAATCAATCGCACGTGCCGTACCGACAATACCGTTGATCTCCTGATTCGATGGAGACCACCACCAGCCACGATCATTGTCTGACTTGGCAATCAGGCCAGCAACATGCGCACTTGCCCAAGATGTCGCAATCGCGCCTGTACCATCAATTTTCAGGGCTTTTGGATCAACCAGGAACACACGTTTGGAACCGAAGTCACCAGAATACGCGATTGCATCGGCATCATTGGTATTCGGGCCATCGGCAATAATTACAGATTTTAAACGTTCAGCAATGCCAATCATTTCCGCCACTACGGCGTTACCCACGGTGCCCACAGTGACGCTGAATGTCGCACCAGTTCCTGCACCCGCTCCGGCTGGAAGTGCCAAGGTCGGTGCAACGGTATAACCACTACCCGGATTCACAATTGATGTGCTGGTGACGATGCCACCCACGACGGTTGCCGTGATCACAGCACCCGTTCCGGCACCGGTTACAGTCAGGTTATAAGTGCCATCGGTATAACCCGTACCACCAGCAGTCACGCCAGCAGTCAACACGCCACCTGAAGTACGAGTTTGGGTAAAGCCTGGTGCAAGCAGAATTTTTGGTAC